CTCCTTGGGATAACAGGTTGTTTAGATTGGGTGAGCTTATGTCTTATTCTATGAACCCTTCTAATCAGAGACCTGATAACCCTACTAATAGGTGGAATGATGCTGCTAATGTTGCCTCAAAGAATCAAGCAGCTATAGCAAAAGCACGTGCAAAAGGAAAAACAAACATCTTCTCCAAGGCTGGCAATACACAGCACGAGAGAGCACTGCGAGAGAAGGTTGCTATTAAGATGGGTAAAGGTGAATGGTTGGATACTGACCCTACGAAAGAAGAACTAGATGCACAAGTAGCAGAAGCGGCTATTGCAATAAACTACTTGATTACTGATATGCAGATGTCTCCGGCTGAAGCAGAAGAATTAGTTCTAAACAGTATAAAATAATATGGCTATAGACTGGGCAGCAATAGAAGAGGAGTTAGGAAAAGAGTCTGGTTCTTTATCAGGTTACTCCCTAACAGCAGGGCAGGCTGCAGTACCTGCATACCTATCATCACAAGGCAAAGCACTAGAAGCTTATGGTGATATTGCTGGTATTGATACACCTAATGTAAGTGAGTTTGCTAGACAACAGGAAGAAGAGTTTGGTAAGTTCCAAGAACAATACCCAGGTAGTATCCTTGATACTGATAGTCCTGGCAAGTGGTGGGAAGAGAAGGCTACTGTCAACTCACTCAATCAGATTGTACCTTACTTAGGATACACAACCTCAGCAATACTACAAGCCTTACCTTATACACCAGCCAAGTTGCTGGGCAAGGTGATTGGTACTGGTACTTTTGCATCACAATATAACTCCAACTACACAGACACACTACAAGAACACACTGAGAGAGCAGGCAGAGAACTTACCGATGCTGAGAAAGCTTGGGTAGGTGTGGTCTCTGGTGGTGTTGTTGCTCTTGATAGACTCGTTCCTGCTAAACTAGGTAAGGATACTGTCAAGAAGTTTGGTGGTATAGGTGGTTTAAAAGCAAGCCGTGAACAGATTATTAAGAGGCTAAATACTGCTAGACAAAGTTTAGGTAAGTCCCTAAGAGAAGGTGGTTCTTATGCTGGTAAGAAGTTCTCTCAAGAAGCACTAACAGAAGCTGCACAGAAAGTGCTACAGATTGGTACGTCACAAGACCCTGGCTACTTGTTCACTCCTGAGGGTGGTAAGTCTATAGTAGACGAAGCTGCAATCGCTGGACCAACTGCTGGTATATTGTCAACACCACAGTCTATCCTTGCTGGTACTGCACACAACAGAGATATAGCACGAGCACGAGGAGAGGCTAACACCTTCAACAAGATACAGCAGACAATAGCTAAAGACCTATATGATTCTACTGGTATCAAGACAAGTGAATACAACACTAAGAATGACCAAGTTAAGAACTGGATTGATATTCCTGAGTCTGCTGAGTCCAACCTAACTAGACTATCTAACTGGACTGAGAAGAAGACAAACGTAAACCCTATTGAATCCTTAAAAGATATTGCAAAGGTTGCTGCATTCAAAGCACCTTCATCTTTATTAGAAGCAAGAGATTCTCAGAAGACAGGCAAAGGATACTCCCTATGGGATAACATAATCAAGAAGATGATGCCTGTAGGTTCATTCTCTGGAGAGTCTGGTGATGTTAGAGACTTTACCCAGCGTAAGGACTACTGGCACTCTGAATTTTATCAAGATATTTCTGATATATTAGATAAGCTTGCGCCTGCTAAGCCTGGGCAACTGACTCAGCCTAAGATTAAGAAAGAACTGAATGACTACATTCGTGGCTACCTTGATGGTGGGATTAAATATAGAAGACCTGACCTAATACCTAACAAGGATATGGACAAAATCAGAGCCAAGCTATATGAGGTTGGTCAGAAGCTTAAGACAGAAGCAGACGCAGGATTTATAGAGAACTACCTACATAAGCCAGTAAGTGCTGAGAATGTTAAGGCAGATAGAGAAGGGTTTATTAAATCACTCCTTGCTTCTAGTAAGATAGCCTACGATAGGTCTACAAAAAAGGACAAGTCTAACTTCATATATCAGGAAGATGAGACCAAAGCCCTAGAGAATGCTACTCGTATTGCTGCTGAGATTGCACAAGGAAGAGACCCACTAGTACAGACATCAAGATATATCAGACAGCTAAGTAAAGATAAGAAGAGTGGCAGACCTAGGGAAAGCTTTGAGAAGGCTAGGAGTCTTGAGTGGAGTGGTTACAAGAATAAGGATGGTGTCAGGATTGGTGGTATTGATGACTCATTCAGAGAGCAGGATATTTCTGTCGTACTAGAGCAGTACCTATCTAAGGCTGCTACTCGTGTGACATCTATCGAAGCCTTTGGTGTGGATGGTAAGGGTCTTCATAAACAACTAAGAGAATTAAAGAAGCTAGGTGGTGCTACACAAGACCAAGTCAACAAGACGTGGGATATATATGATGCCCTACATAACGTCTATAGAAGAGATGTTAGTGAGCAGGAGGACAGATGGCGTGGTGTGTCTAAAGGACTCACTACTGTAGCTGCCATCACACACCTAGGTCTAGCCACACTGTCATCACTATCAGAAGTTGTATGGATTGGTGAACGTGCTGGCTTCAAGAGTATGTTCAAGACACTACCTAGTGCATTCAAGTACACCTTCCAAGGAATAAGAAGAGGAACAACAGGCAAGCACCTAGGAAGAAGTGAGGGTAATAAGGTACTGGCTAACCTAGGCTTCAACCTTAATCCTATGATGAACGAAAGACTTGACCAGTTGTTCTCAGCTGACAGGAATGCTGTGCTTAGTATGTACTTCCGTTCACCTTTTGGTATGATGCTAACACAGTGGACTAACTTCAATAGAAACTGGGCTGCTCAGGCAGGTATGGCTACTATGAATAGAAGAGCTAAGGGGCTGGTCAACGGTAGTATAGACCCTATGGACAAGCGTAGATTACTGAACGAATTAAAAGAGAATGGTATAAGTCTCAACGAGTTTAAGCAACTGGCTGACCTATCAAAGGATGATAAGGGCAACATCAATATTAATATGGTTAATGATGCTTACCTAAGTAAAGACTTTATTAGAGAAGATGGAACTAAGACCAGAGTTAAAGATGTGATACACCCTTGGGTACACAAGCTTGTTACCGAGGTGATAGTACATCCAACAGCAACTAACAAACCCTTATGGATGTCAGACCCAACACTGTCTGCTATAGCACAGCTTAAGTCTTTCCCTATTGTGTTTGGTAATACAGTTGTTAAACGATTGTGGAGGAAGCTTAAGCCTAGTGCTTGTGGTGCAGACTTTGGATTGGCTATGTCAGCCATCGCTAGTATTGCTGCAGCTATGGCTGTTGCACAGATTGGTGAGGAGATTAAGGCAGCTATTAAAGGACAAGAGTCTGAGGCTACTTGGATTGACATAGGTAACACTGCAGGTTTGTTTGGTTCAGGTGGTATATTAATAGGAAGTAAGTATGGTGACCTAACGTCATCAGTATTAGGTCCTTCACTTGATGCTTTAGTTAACAAAGGCTTCGGTGATATAATCGCACCAGTCACTAGAGGTGAGAATGATATGACAGATATTCCTGTTGACCTAGGTGAGTGGCTTATCAGTGGTGTTAAGGGTGCTCTCGGTGCTTCTGGTCATCTTATGTTTGGAGAAGACGAATGAGTAAGTGTGATATTAAAAAGATGCCTGGCTACGTTGATGCTTCTAAGATAAAGAACAAAGGTCTTGAGATGAAGGTTGAACAGTTATTGACTAAGTATGATGTGGTCACCTATCACGGCACAGACTCTGCAGAAATAGAAGGAGGCTCTTTTGATGTGACCAGAAGAAGTAAGAACTCAAGTATGCTCCCTCAGGGTCTGTATTCCACACCAAGCCAGTTGGAAGGCGCTGGCTTTGGTTCTAGTGTATACAAGCTTGGTGTTAGAAAAGGAAAAGTATATAACTTCACAAATCCAAAAGAGAATGAGAGGTCTTCAGCTATGGTTTCTGCATATAGAGAGGCACTTCACAACTCAGGATATACTGGGGAATGGGCTGAGGGATTAGTGGGAGATTTTGTGGATACTGGATTTATGAAGCCAGGAATATCCGCGGAGGACAAGACCAAAGTTCTTCTAGCAGGAGGATATGATACTGTTATGGATGGTAGTCGACATCTTATCTCTCTCAACCCTAACAGAGATGTTAAAATCCTAGGAAGACAGGACAGTGAGTCAATTAAAGAAAGGTCTGATGCTAGGAAACGTAAGAAGTTCTGGCACAATAAGAACAAGTAACCTACACTCACCCAATAAAAACCCCTGGCATACACATCGTACACCAGGGGTTTTTAGTCTGTGCTACTTAATTATTTATAAGTAGTTTGATTGCCTTGCTCATACTGTACGGGGAAGTTGTGGTTATGTTTAGTAACTTTATTCTCCGCATCAATCTCATCCATAAAGTTATTGGCTTCTTGGATGTACCAACGAGGCTCGAAGAATGAGTAAGGGTTGTAAGCGAAGACACCGTTGTCCTTTTCCCAGCTGTTGTTGTCAAAGAAACCAGCAGATGCTGATGTAGCTGCAACCAGTACAGCGATAGCGATAATTTTGTTCATATGAATACTCCATAAACTATATTAGGAAAGTCTAATATAGAGGAGGGTATTATACCAGATTATTAATTAGATATTGCACTGAATGTACAATCATCTATAGACATATATCCTACCTTCTTAGTCTTGTAGCTAGAAACACCATAGCTTGTTGTATTTGGCAGGTACTTATTCTCCCACTTGAAATCATACTGCTTCCTACATAGGTCACTCACGTTAAAGACATATACTCCTTTGGGTGTGGATACACAGTAGAGGAACTCTCTGTCTGTCTTGTCTGCTTCTTCCTTGACACAGTCTAGCTTATCATACTCTATAAGCAGTGTTTCGTAGTGTGCATTCCTACACTTAAGTTCTGCTAGGTATTTGTCTGACTCACCATCCCACCTACAGAACCTATTATCTGATGTACTGTCCAGCTTCAACTTGAAGTTGGTGTTTAGGTTGTCTAGTAGTTGTTCTTCTGTCATAGTATCTCCTCAATAGTTTCTTCTGTGTACCACTTGAAGTTGTTCTTCTCAGCCCACTCCACCTGTGTGTAGTAAGTACCATCCCTTCTCTTCTTAGCACCAGGCATCCTAGTCTTAACACTGTAGAACAAGAACACTAACTCCTTGTCCTTAGGTAGTGTCTTCCTCACCCAGATGTACTTAGCTGCTTCTGATGACTCCAAGAACCTGCCCTTTGCTTCAATAATATACTTGCCTATTACGAAGTCTGGGTGGTACTTGTGCTCTACTGTGTATGGTACTGGCTCTGTATGGTAGTCACAGTCCTTAAGAACACCGTCCCTAAGCTCACCCTCCCACTTAGAATCAGCATCTCTCTGTATAGCCTTCCACTTGCCCTTCATTCTGAACGCTGCTACTGGCATTACTTAGTCTCCCCGTGATGACCACCACCACACGTCTTAAACCTAGGTGTTGACATAATCTTTTTAGTGTTCTTACTTGTACACTCAGGACACCTGCCTGAGTTGTTCATATCTGCCATAGAATTAGTTCTCTCATACTTGTGCTCACAGTTGTTGCACATATAGTCATATCTCATCGTCTGGTAGCTCCTTTAGTTTAGCCCAGTATTCCTTCTCGTTTACTACGTGCTCTACTTCCCTAGGACCTGCCCCATAATCAACATAGTGTAGACCATCGTTACCGTTCTGACCTACTACATCCATCCTCTCTTCAATCAGTTGGTCGAAGTAATCTTCCATAAGACTAACAACTTCTTCCTTCATCTTATCTAGGTTCATTTCCAGTACCCTCTTATGAAGTTATCGTGTTCATCTGCTTTCCTATTTACTCTCTTCTTTAGTTCTTCCTCAAGCTCTTTTATCTTCTTCAGAAGGTCGGCATATGTAGGTATGATAGGTATGCTCATCCTTTGTACACTCTCCTAACAGTCCTATCACTGTCCTTACCAACACCTGACATAGATTCCTCTACGTTATTCCTAGGGTTCTTAAGGGTGGTGTCAACAGTAGCTAAACCAACCCCATCAAGAGCTGGTCTATTGGTTGTGTGAACCCTGTTGCCAAAGCTGTTGGCTACTAGGTCTTGGTTCTTTGGTTTCTCAAACATCCGCACTCTCCTTAGCACTCTGCTCTAGCCTAACACCTGTTATTAAAGCCTCTAGTTCTTTGAACGTAACATCCTTTGAACACCCACCTTCCCTTGCTAGTGTTGCATACTGCATAGTCTTCTCTAGTTCTCTGCTCCCGTGCTTACTTAGGAACATAGTCAGTGAGTACATCCACGAGGGTGCACTTCCATCTCTTACTTTTATCTGGTCTCCAATCTTTACCATCTTATTTCTCCTTATTATTTACCAGCCCCAAGTACCTGTCATACCTACTGCTGAGTAATCAGTAACAGTCTTCTCAAAGAAGTTACTCATACTGTCACCACTTGTTAGTTCCTCTACCCACGGTAGGGGATTCTCTTTAACTTTGAAGTTACCCTTCAACCCCATCTGTATTAATCTCCTGTCCGCCAGATAGCGTATGTACGTTTTAACTTCACCTTTATCAAGACCCACAATATCCCCACTCTCGTAGGCAAGGTCAATAACTTTGTCTTCAAGCTTGACAACTTGTCTCGCCATACTGTATATATCTCTTTTAAATTCATCATTCACAATCCTCGGATGTTCATTACAAAATTCCCTAAACAACCGCGACATCCCTTCACAGTGCATAGTCTCATCTCTGATTGACCATTCAACCACAGTATTCATACCCTTCATCTTACCCATACGTTGATAGTTAAGTAGCATAACAAAGGCACTGAATAGACTAACACCCTCGTTGAATACAGACAGCGCAATAGCAGTAGCCATCCCGTGTTGGGTACTAGTATCAGCATCCTTCATAAACTCCACCTTCTCCACCATAGCATCATACTCAAGGAACATACTGTACTCACTCTCGTGTAGTCCTAGTGTGTCATTCAGTAGTGCATAGGCACGCTGGTGTACTCCCTCTCTTGCTGCAAAGCTAAGCAACATATTACGACATTCGTTGTTACGAAAGTAGGGTATAAACGTATCACAATAGTTACCCCCTACTACCACATCTGATTGAGTGAAGAGTCTGAGTATCTGTGTGATGTGATTCTTCTCTACCTCACTCAGTGTACCATCCTTCCACTGTGTTACATCATCACTGAGATTAACTTCCTTCTCAGTCCAGTGTAAGTCCTCGTGCTTCTCTGCCATCTCCATAGCCCAAGGGAAGTAGAACGGTTTGAATACTTTGCTCTCTTCTGTTAACCTTGACACGCTACTTGGCATAGAAATATCCTCCTTCTTCCATATGTCTTCTTCTGTGACAGTTAGGACATAACATTACACACTTCTTAACCTCTTCTAATACTCTCTCAAACTTAGCTGAGGAAAGCATTCTACTTATAGAGGACTCCTTCTTACTTGGTTCATTATGATGGAAGTCAAAGAAACCCAACTCGTTCTCCTCTTCACCACAATCATTACACTTAAAGTCATTCATCTCTAACAGAACTAAAGACCTAGCATCTCGCTTATCCTTCTTTCTTTCAGCTACTTTAACCTTGTTTGCTAAGTAGTATTCCTGACTCTTTGTTAGCTCACCTTCCCTATTCTCTTCATAATATTTGGCTGTTGTCATAATTCTATCCTGAACACGCTAAGCATTCGTCATCCTCCATAAAATCTTTAAGGGCTACTCTCTCTACCTTCTTACCCACATTCTCAGCACTAGAGTTGGCGCTGGTGCGTAGGTAGTATAGGCCTTTCAACTTACCCTTCCACGCCTTGAGGTGTACCTTGTTGACATATCCCTTATCACTACCAGCAGGGAAGAATAGGTTTACTGACTGTCCCTGACAGATAAACTCTTGTCTGTCACTAGCGTGCTGCACCACCCATTCCTGGTCTAACTCAAAGGCTGTCTTGAATACATCCTTCTCCCAGTCAGTAAGGTAGTCTAGCTGTTGGACACTACCGTTGTGGTGATTGATGTTGCGCCACTCTCTGTCTGTCCAATCCTCATCCTTACCTAGTCGTAGTCTGTGCTCTTCAAGAACAGTCTCTAAGTATTTATTCTTGATGAGGTGTGAGCCTATGCGTGTCTTATGTACGAAGCTATTAGACTTGAGTGGCTCAATAGATGGTGATGTACCAAGTATCATACCACTGTTAGCGTTGGGTGCTACTGCTAGTAGATGTGAGTTACGTCTACCACTGCCAACACCATCAAGATACTCACCTCGTACATCAGCCAGTGCTTTAGTAGCCTCGACTGCTTGCTCCTTTATAAGACTGAACATCTTTATGTTCCTACCAACAGCCATCGCTGACTCCCAAGGTATGTTCTTAGACTGTAGGTATGAGTGGAAACCCATAGCACCGAGACCTAAGCTACGCTCCCTTACTGCTGAGTACACTGCCTTCTTCAAAGCATCAGGTGACTCATCAATAAACTTGGTGAGTACGTTGTCCAGCATAGTAATCAAGTCACATACTAACGATGTTTCACTCCACTCCTCAAAGAGTTCAAGATTGAGGGAGGAAAGGCAACATACTGCCGTGCGATTTTCATTTGTGGGCAGATGAATCTCATTACATAAATTGCTTCCCTTAATTTTGAGTCCATATTCTTTTAGTTCCTTTGGTAATTGTCTGTTAGATTCATCAATAAAGTTTAGGTACGGTTCACCAGTTCTGAACCTCGTCTCCATAATTCTTTCCCACAAATCCCTAGCCCGTACCACATCACGTATGCTACCATCGTGAGGGTCAACCATATTCCAATCCCCATCAGCAACAACGGCATCCATAAAATCATCAGTAATATTGACAGCGTTGTTAATATTGAAGCACTTACGATTGCTATCCCCTCCAGTAGGTATCCTAATATTGAGGAACTCGATAATGTCTGGATGACTGATGTCCAAGTACGCTGCATAACTTCCCTTCCTTGTCTGACCTTGTTTGTATGCAGTCATAGCTGAGTCTGCTACCTTGATGAATGGTATTGGTGATGGTGCTTTGTCACTCACTGCACGAACATCTGACCAGTGACCCCCGACTCCACCGCCCTTAACACTGAGCCAAGCCAGCTCTGATTGGTGCTCAATAAGACCATCAAGAGTGTCAGGTACGTAACTAAGAAAACAAGAAATAGGTAGTCCTTGAGCCTGCTCTCCTGGAGCTGGAGCGTTACTAAGTATAGGACTACTAAACATAAACCAACCACTAGATACAGCATCATATAACCTCTGTGCTAACTCTGTATCCCCATCACTGTAAGCTACACACGCTCTAGCATAGGCTTCTTGTGGTGACTTCTCATCACCTCTAAGGTAGTAACCACTGACCAGCTCTCTTGCCTGCTCAGTCATACTCTTGTCTTTAGTTCTGTCTATTACTATCCCTAAGTATTCAGTCCTCATTCGTAACCACCATCTCAATCATCTCTTCACCATCATCATTAAGATAGATTTCATAGGTAAGGCTTCCTCTGTTGTGCATAACCACAGCATCCATCATACCTTCCTTGTATGCTCTCTTGTCTGAGTAGTATGTCCACACACCACCAATAACTATCCACACTGCACTAATTATTATCACATCATTCATAGTATTCCTCAAACCTTTCACGTTTAATCCATAATTTATTCTCAAAGGACTGAAGAAGTTCCTCTGGTTCTATCTCCAACTCATCACATATCAAGCACACATCATAATTCTGTGCTACTCTTTCCTTCAGTTCTTCGAGTGTAATCATATTATATTCCTTTAGAAATCGCCTGCTATAGGGTCAACAAAGTATGAGATTATCTTTCCTGTTGGTCTGTTGGTTAGCTTGTGGTCGTAGCAGGTATCCTTATGACCACAGAATGCACAGTTCATACACAACTTCTCCTCCCCTGTCTTCTTACTTACTGTTGTTGCGTTGGCTAGTCTCATAGGAGGTGTGTCACTGTCCATCTTAGCCTTAAGCTGGTCGATGAATGTATCCACATCCTGCTCAAGCACTTGCTCACATAACTTCAGTGTTGATTTGTTCTTATTGAAAGCTAGGAAGTATCCCTTCTCTCTCTTCTCTGTCTTACCATAGGCTGATAGTTGTTTGATGTACCCAAAGGCATCATCCTTAATACCATCCTCCCTAAACTTATTGTCATATGACCAAGCACTTGCTGTCTTGACATCCACCAGCTCACCATCTATATAACAATCCTGTGAACCCTTGACACCAGATACTTCGTGTCTCTTCTGCTGTCCTGTAACCTTGTGACCTGCTAGTTCGACTAGTCCAAGAAGGATAGCCTCCAGTATGTGTCCTTGTAAGAATGTTAGGTGCACCTCACCACTTATCTCATCCTGCTCGTAGCCCTTGACACTGTACCACTGTGCTCTCTCACACCTGCCTATGCCTGACATACGTAGACCAGAACTCTTCTCTCTTTCCTTGAATGACTCAACAAGAGCCTCACTTACTTCACTACCTACTCTATCTGCTATCTTCTGTAGGTCTCCCGTGTATGTCTTGTCCTTCATTAGCTTATACACATCTTGCACTACCGTATTAATCATCTTCATTCTTGTACTCTCCTATTGCTTTATTTAAATACCACTCTGCTTTTATTAAGTCTTCTAAACCGTTCTTCATCTTATGTCTTGTTAAATACTTTACCACATTCCCTATACAATAGTCTAGTTTTTGGTCAAGAATAAAATCTATTACCTCAATCTTTCCTTGCTTGTAGTGGTTAGGGTTTATGTTATCTTTCACTTAGTCTCCTGTCTGTATGTGTAATTCTTTCTTTGCTTTTAGGTATGCTTCTCTGGCTTCTTCTGATGTGTCAAAGTATCCTAAATATATTTCCTTTAGTCCCACCCCTATACGCGCCTTGTACTTTCCTTTCTTCTTATAGTATGTGTATCCTTTAGCATTCCTATTCTGCTGATTCTCTTGGTGTGTAACCATACGCAAATTCTCTATCCTGTCATCAGCCCTATCTCTGTTTATGTGGTCAATATATTTTCCCTCTGGTAACTCCTTGCCATACCACATCCACACCAGTCTTCCTCTACGATAGTCCTTTCCTTGTATTCGGATATACACATAACCCTGCCCACCTACAGTACCAGACACTGCCCCTATTGGTGCTCGTCCATTCCTGTGTATCTTATTATAGAAAATTCCATCCTTGTGTGTAAATAAAGTCTCCAGTTCTTCTCTTGTTAGGTTAGTGTGTGTCATTCCAACTCCCTCCTATACTGTATTCCCCTGTTATAGGGCACTTTAAATTGTAGTATTCTGTTGTTGCTTCCATCGCCTGCACCACTGCTCTGCCTATAGCCTCAGCATTCTCAGGGTCACACTCTATCTGTAACTCATCGTGTATGACACCCAACTGATTGTAAGGTAGGTCACAGTTCTGATGGAAGATAACCCAAGCACGCTTAGCTATGATACTCCCTGCTGATTGCAGTAAGAAGTTCAGTGATGAGTGTGATGAGCGTACTGATATACGTCTACCATCTAACGCCTTCAACCAACCCTTGTTACTTGCCCTCTCTACACGTTGGCGTAGTATGGCTAGTGCAGGTGTGTTATCTAGGAAGGCATCCTTAATAGCCCTGCCTTCCTTCTTTCCACCACCTACAATATCACCAATCAACTTATCTCCACCACCATATAGGTAAGCATAGATAAATCTCTTAGCTTCTGCCCTAGTACCCAACCCTGCTGACTCTTGGTTCTTAGTGTGTATGTCACCCTCTAAGATTTCCCTAGTGTAATCTGGGTCATTCATATAGTGAGCCAAGCACCTAAGCTCTAGTCCACTAAGGTCAGCACCAACCAGTACCTTACCTGGGTGTACAATAAACATACTACGCATCTCAGCACCGTACTCCTTGTTGCTAGCCACTACCTGCTGTAGGTTAGGGTTGCTACTGCTCATCCTATGCGTAACCGTACCTAGTGTGTGTACCCTAGCGTGTATTGAATTGGTGTGTTCATTCAGTGCATCCAACCAAGAACTAATCATAGCCTTCCTCTTCTGCAGCATCAAGAACCTAGCAATAAGCTGAGCCTCTGGTATGTATACACCCTCCAACACTGTCTCATCTACCTTAGGCTGTCCACTCTCTGTGAACTCCTGAGGCTTCCAACCATAGTGTTGTAGGTGTCTGCCTATCTGTTGTCTACTACCTAGATTGAATTGTGGATAAGCATAGTAACCGTACTCACCACTACTATTAGTATGGCACTGGAGAGTAACTTGCTTTTGATATGCCAGTGTTCTAGTTCCATCCTGTTTGAACCTGTTCTTAAGTTGCGTTGCCTTCTTCCATATGGGTAACGGTTTAAATACTCTGTGTACTTTCTCTTCAGTTTCTCTGAGATTATTCTCAACATCTTGTAATACCTCCATAGCTTTACGTTCATCGAAGTACCAACCGTACTTCTCTTGTTCTGAGCAGTGCTTCTTAGTGTCATACTCTAACTCAAGTGCATCCCTTCCGTGCTTCCTTACGTTGTCCTTCAACCTAAGGTACAGCTTGGTTGTTATCTCTGTGTCACGTATGCAATACTCTAACATCTCTTCGTTGTAGTGTGACCAGTCAGTGTAGTCTCCCTTAGGATAACCAAACCTATCGCCCCAGCTTGACAGTGAGTGACCACCCTCCCTTCTAGGCTTGGTTAGCTGACTCATAATTAGTGTGTCCTCTACTACAATACCTGATAGGTCAGTACCTAATAACTTCTCTAGCACAGGCACATCAAAGCCTATACCGTTGTGAAATATTAGGGTGGTTGCACACTTGAGCCAATCATTAAAGCGGTTGATGGTGTCAGGTGTGAAGGTATGTATCTCCTTTGTCTCCACATTCTGACACACTATACACCAGATAACAGTAGGGTCTAGCCCATCTGTCTCAATATCACAGCTAAAAATCATTATCCTCTCCTGACTCAGGGTTGTGCCCTAACTCAAGCCTTCCCGTTGCGTTATCGAAGTGAGTCCATCCTGCTTCACCTGTCTGCCCAGTACGTCTAAGCTTAGGTACTCGGATGCGGATAGAGTTCTTCTCATACTCATCCTCGGATAGCTTATCTCTACTGAATAGTATGTTGTTGTGACAGGCTTGTGGTATAGCACCACTACCTTTCACATCATACTCACTAATCTTATGTGGGCTTGAGCCGTCATCAGGCTTACGTGTATGTGTACTCAGTATGACACAGGCTTTAGTCTCCTTGCATAGCTTGATGAACCTATCCATAACATCCTCGATGTTCTCGTTAGATAGATTCTTAATAGCTGTATGCAGTGGGTCAACCAGTATGACAGTACAACCAAGACCCTTAACGAAGTACCTCATCTTGGCAAACATCTCATCAATATCAATTGAACCACCACCATCGTTATGTAGTTGAATCTTTGTACCGAATCCAATATCAACAGCGTGACTCATAATATTATTGACATCAATCTCCTCTGGTCTGAGTAGTTGTAGGTTGGTGTGTGTATGTACCGACACTACCTTCCTTACTGTCTCATCGATGTTATCCTCAACCATAAAGCAACCAATCTTCTCATCGGTGTTAGTGGCGAAGTGGTATATCAATTCATTAAGGATTGTTGTCTTACCAATAGATGTGTGTGCGATGATAGACGTAAGCTCACCCCTTGCTAGTCCACCCCTAGTCATATGCTGTAGGTCTCCGAATGTTTCAGGTAGTGGTACAAGTTCTGTCGCTTGGTAGTCAAGCAGGGCATCACGCATATCATCAATACTTGCAACACCACTGACAGTGAAGGGCTTGGCATCCCAGAACTCTGTCTGGAAAGCCTTACCGTCACCCGACATAAGGTAATCACTGGCATCCTTGTGCTTCTCCAGTGTCAGTATCTTACACTTGTTAGGTCCTATTAGTGGGGCTACCTTCTTGGCTGCATCTCTGCCTGCCTCATCGTTATCAAAGCACAGAACTACAGTCTCGAACGAGTCGAGCCACTCTAGGTTTGCCTTGATATTATCCACACAGTTAGCACCGTTGTTGACTGACACAACAGCCCACCTACTACCGAACATCTCATATGCTGACATAGCATCAAGCTCACCCTCTACTACAGTGATAACCTTGCCACCCTTCCTGAACATATGTTGCCCGAACAAGGCGTTGTCCTTATTGGTGTTACCTGCTCCGAAGAATCTCTTGCTGTCTACAACACGAGTCTTCATACCGACTAGGCTTCCCTTCTTGTCGTGGTATGGGTAGTGGTGCTTGATAATCCTACCCTTGGCATCCATCTCAGCCTTGACCTTATACTTCTCAAGTGTCTCAGCTCTTAGGTTTCTGTCGGGTAGTGAGTAGTGCTCACCTATATACTTGTGCACCCAGGAATCATCATCCTGTTTGACAGTCGTGCTCACTTGTGTACTCTTACCACTACCATTCGTATGGTGGTTGCAACTGTAGCAGTGGGTATGACCATCATCATACACTGATAGGTTGTCCTTGTGTGTGTCACCACCTGTTTCTGCACAGGAAGGACACTGCTCCTTTCTTATTAATCTACTTTCCATTCTATCTCTCCGTTATCTAATTAGGTGGCTTGTTTATGGGGCACAGGTAAGCCAAGCCTGCTGTTCACTTTTACCCTCTCCTATTTAAAACTCTGACGGCTCGTAGTCTCCTGCGCCCTCTGCTTTCTCATCAACTCTAACCTTTTCAATATAGGTGTATGAGTCATAAGGTGCTTTACCTTTCTTGACTTGGATTGTTACCTTATCACCGAACAAACTTAAGTGTTCAGAACCTACTAACTCCTTGTCTGCGTTGTACACCTGAGGTGCACCAAAGTCTACCTTTCTTTTGGCAGTAATCTGTTGCGCTCCCTTGTACTCAGTAAGTTTAAGACCTTCCTTCTCTGCAATCTCAAGACTATCACCATCTAAGGCTACAGTAATCTTATAATTACTAGTACCCATAAAGTTGTCAGGCTCTGTGATGTGATTGAATACTACTTCTCCCTTTAGCGACATAATTGTGCTCATATTACTTACTCCTATTTATTTATCATCAATTGGTACTCGTGTACCATACTAAGTTTGCTTCTTAGTTGTTGTTCAACAGTTGTTTACAACCTATTAAACAATCTAAGTAACAAGCTTAGTTACTATCTTAGTTTAGCAGTATGGTGGTAACAACAGTTGTTACATCCTTATCAACTAACTAAGTAAGTTCAGTATATCATACTTTATCCACTAACAGTGAGTGAACAAGGTGAATCATAACTTATTTTCACTCATCCTCTCACTAAGTGCTAGCCAATTAGAGAATGCCACCTTTAACTCGAACTCAGCCAGGTCAAGCTCATCCCTCAGCTCCCACTTCTTGGTCCAGTATTGTTTGTCCTCTTCAACTAGGAACACATCCTGTGTGCGCTCCCATAACTCTTCCTTAACTCTTCCCATATTATTTCTCCTTGTTGATTATATTATTCTTACTGTCCTTCAACCACTGCTTACGTTGTCTCTCTCTGTGGTGCATCAGTGATGTTGCATCTTCTGTTGTCATCTCACTGCCTGACCTGTCATACACAGGACCATCCATATAGTCAGGGTTCATAGGTATACCTCCATACACCTTCACTTGTTTGCCAACCCACCTGTCTGCTGATGCCTCAACGAATCCCTTAGGTGATGCCTTAGGGTTGATGGCATACACAACAGTAGGGTCTTTGCTCTTCCTAAGCCTGTTGTATGCACAGTTGATAGATATCTTAGCTACCTCAGCTACATCCTTGGTTGTTACTACACTACCATCATCCAGAATATGCGTACCATAGTTCTTATGACCAGTAATAGCTGGCTTTGTAAGATAAGCAAGGTCGCTTGACTTCTCTAGTCTACTATATACTGCCGTTAGTGACACCAAATCACACATCTCAAACACCTCCGCTGCTGTCAGGTGCAGTACCTTGTCACCATCCATAATATTATATATTCTTGCTGTTATTCCCATACTATTTCCCCTTCTTATTTGATAATCTCTTCATCTCTTTTACTAGTCTCATAATCTCTTCCATATTACCTAATATTGTGTCAGTATCTACACCCTCAGGCTCACTAGGATGCTCTTCCTTGGTACTTCTCTGCTTGTACCTATGCGTTACCTTCCTTGACATACACACCTCCCTTATCCTTGGTATATTCTGCACCCATTTTCTTGAATAATTCTGGGTGTTTCTCTGCTACGTACTCATCAGCTAATTTATTTATACTGTCGAAGACATCATCATCGATACAGTACCACTTTTCCTTATCTTTTATGCAGTACATCAGTCACCCTCCTTAAATGGCAGTGAATCCCACTGCGTTTTAGCCATAGACTCACATAAAGTCATAAGTCTCTTGTATTTCTCACCTCTTCTAGCAATTTTGGTGTGCTTATACCCTGATTCCTTGTATAAGAAGGACATACTACGTAGATAATCCCTAAGAAATCTCTCATAGCTGACAATCTTACCATCAACTGCCTTCATCTTGCGTAGTGTAGCCCTTCTCTTGTTGTCTGGCATCATCCTACTGTCGTTATTGAAGTTCATCTCAACCCCCAAGCAACCATTCTACCAGAACCATCAATAGATATTACCTCAGCACTTCTCACAGCAAACTCTGTCTTGTGTTCAACGAAAGTATCCCATAGATAAGGATTGAATGCTACATATCTAGGCTTACCTCCTGGTACGTGCTGTGTACACTGCCTGACATCTCTTCCTTTGTATGGTACAAAGCCAATCATCCAGCTTATACCTCCATCAACAGTAGCAACGACAGACTTTTGCTTATCCCTACGTATGCGTAAGACACCTGCCTTATTGACCTTAAACTTAGCGAGGAATAAATCCACTGCATCAGCGTGACCAACAACAAGACCAGTCGTACCATCCTTAATACTTAGCTTACCGTTATGTAAGTTCCTATATATTTTATACACGTTTTCTCTCCCTTCTATTTTCCTTAATCTCAGCCTCGATGTTCCATATTGTGCTTATCAATACCACCATCATCAGCATATATAATCCCATAAATATTTCAAACATCATACTTCCTCCTTAATTATATCTTGAATATTGTCACAGTAAGATTCCCAGAGTGTGAGTGTCATACTCTCAGTGACTAACATCACCGCCTGATTCCAATCATCACCACCGAAGTCATCATCAATAAAATCACCTGACTCTAATAAGTCTTCACATACCATCCTGTATAGAACTCTATCCATACGGCTTACAAAACTGTCATATGTATTCACTTTATTTTCCTCCATACTTCCCAAGTTATCGACTGTAATAATAAGGGCTTCATTCCTAATCCCTCAGCTGTCCACTTATATACATCAACAAAGAATCTATAAGCCTTATCGGTCATATTATGCTCCTCATCCGTGGGTATTCTGCCCAGTGCTACTGCAATTGCGTGCCTATCTATTGTCACGTTGTCCACACCAGCTGGATACTTTATATTCATATAGAATGACTTAGTTTTTGGACCACCTAATACAGTTAGTATGTCGTCATCCGTATTCCTTATACGTAGACACTTATTAACTTGGTTGGTGGTGTGCAGTTTCTTATATCCCTTGAGTTTATCATTCCATCTTAGGGTTTTATCCGTTGATATATAATATTCTGCGTCTCTCTTATTTATATCCCATCTACGCATCGGTGACAGTGCTGACACAATACCAATTACTTTATCCTTTGGTAAGTCATACTTATCACTCAACTGTTGACAGAAACTATTAGCTTCCTGATACCAATCAAACTTATCTTTATCCTTTGCTTTACTAAGCACCCTTAAGATATTGTTTCTTGATTTTGCTCTCGTGATTTTCGTGCCACGAAAGATTATTGCTTTATCCATATTATTTACCTCTCTTGTTATTATTAAATTATATTTAAGGTACGTTGTACCTTGCTTTGTTTATCCTTTATCCGTACTTCTCGATGGATAAATCCATTATCCCTTATATATAGGATATTGTCAAGTTTTGAGGTACGTTGTACCTTGCTTCAATCTATATTATTAAACACTTAAAA